CGCGTCCGGACGACATCGACGTTGACGATCTCGCCGGCGGCGAATCCCATAACAGCACGCCAGTCGCGCGCGCCAGGTGCCGCGAGCGCCGTGAAGCCGGTGAAGGCCCGTTCGAGGATGCGCGCGCCGCCGTGCCGCTCGACGGCGCGCAGCGCGTCCAGCGTTGCGGCGATCGCGGCAAGGTTGTCGGCCACGCGGTTGTACTGGTCGATGGCCAGTACACGCCGCGCGCCGCCGCGCTCTTGCCAATACACCGCGGCGCCGGGATCGGTGGGCTCGCGCTCGCCAGAGCGAGGCAGTCCATCGAGACGCGTGCGGACGTTGGTCGAGACGATCGCGTCTTGACGGTCGATCCCCATGCGCTCCAGTTCGGTCAACACGCGCGCCACGCCGTCGGTTACCGTCAGAGCGTCGGCCCAGTTGCGGCTGCCTTTCTTGTGAAATCGGGCGCGTTCGCGCCTATAGTCGCTCGTACGGGGCCAGCCTTCTGGCCAGGAGAGAGGATAAGCGTTCATTATGAGAGCTCCTGGGATAGGGTTGGACCAATTAAGGAGTGAAAGTTGAGAAAAACTCAGCGAGTTTCCGGCGAAATGGGCCCGGTCGGAGGTGCCGTTTTTTGGTTGGCAATTGGAGCTGCCGCTGCTTGCCTGATCGTTGGCGTCAGCCGGGGAGACGCCACTTTCAATTTTTGGGAAGCCTTGGCAGCTATTGCCACGTCGATTGGAGTGATCACTGCGCTCCGTGAGGGACGATCAACTCGGCGAAAACAATTCGAACAAGAGCAAAGCGTCAAACGCCGTGCAGCCTCATCATTTCTAATTAAGTGCTTTGGCCTGAATGCAAAGCTATCGGCTACTCTGCTCTCCGTTAGGCGAATGGCCAAAGGGGAGAGCTACCCAGATGCCCACCGGTTGATTCTGGTCGCGGTTCGAGAGTTACAAGCCGACTTATCCGATGAGAAAAATGCGGCGATCTTGCATCTGGACGATCGCGTCGCGTACCGAATTGAAGCAGCAAATCAGATGTTGCTCGCGGCAATCGGTAACCATGAGATGAGCGCACCAGTCCACGGGTTCATGAATGAGAGCGGTGTTCGCGTCGTCATAGAAAATATGTTGGCGTTCGCTGACGCTGCCCATTCATTGCTGAAGGATGCGGTGATAGACGCTGCGAAAGATGGTGATGTCGAAGGCTTGATGCGATATTGGCCTGACGTCGGCACGACTGATCTGAGTAGCGCTCATTACAATCCTCCAAAGTTTTAAAGGTCTGTACGACAGGCCGCGTCGCTAGCAACAAAGTTCCAACTCGATTGCGTCAAAAAGTCCAGGCATGGACACATCGCGCTCGGCAGATTTGAGGTAATGGACCCCGTCCAGGAAATAGGCGGGGTTGAGCTCGCTGGCGCCGCCACGGCGGCCTTTGAGGATTGCCCGGTACGGAACGGTCATCAGGCCGCCGAACGGGTCGTAGACGGTCTCGCCGCGATTGCTGTAGCGCTCGATCAGGCGGTCCACAATGTCGAACTGTAGGGGGCAGACGTGTTGCTGGACGTTGCGCTGCGCCTGGTTGCCGTTGAGCGTGCGCATCCGGCTGATGTCGTGCCAGACCTCGGAGTGGTGGCTGCCGGGCGCCAGGCTCATGAAGGTGGACGGCAGCGCGCCGCGCGCGTCGAGTTCCTTCCCGATGCGCACGTGAGTGTCGTAGTCGTACACGCCGGTAAGACTCTGCTCGGTGAACAGCCTGGCCAGCTTCTCCGGACCCAGCGCGGCAAGCTCTTCGGCGGTCATCTGGCGGTTGCCGCTCGAGCGCCAGAATGCGTGCGCGTCGACCTGCCATTGCGCACGCGTGTATTCCGTCTTGGACTTGACCACCGGCACGTCGGCGTAGCCGCGCGACCGATCGGTTTGCGGTTTGCGGAAGATGAGGACGTATTCCGGGCTGCCGACACCCATCTTCGTGCCGTCCTTGCACTGCTCGGACCAGCCAAGGCGGTAGGTCTGGTTGTTCTCGCGCACGACATCGGTGATCACGGTGATCATGCCCATGTAGTCGAAGCCATGCTTGCGGCCGTGGAACAGCGCTTCCGCGTGGAATGGGCTGACGGTCGGTGCGCCGGCGCCGGTGACATTGCCGAACAGGATCCGGTCCTTGACGTGGCAGCAGTAAATGCGGCCGGGCGCCAGGATGCGCAGCAGTTCCGGCGTGAGGAAGTCCATCTGCTCCCAGAAGTGCGCGTTGTCTTCGGTGTGGCCGAAGTCGTTGTAGCTGGGCGTGTATTCGTAATGGTTGGCGAAGGGGATGGACGTGACGATCAGGTCCACGCTGTTCTCCGGCTGCAGCTTCGCCTCGGCCACGCAGTCATTGTTTGCCACTTTGAACAGATCGCTTTCGACCTCGATGCGCTCGATGCCGATGGACCTGGCCAGCACGTCTTTCATCGCCAACTGGCTCAATCCGTATTTCTTAATGATTTCGGTCATTTTCTGGACCATCTCGTTGTGCTGCCGCCACTTGTGCAGCAGGGTGCGCAGGATCTCGCGCTCGGCCTCCGAGTGGATGATGTCCACCCGGCACCGGTGCGGCTGCTGGAATCGCTGGATGCGATGTATGGCCTGGATGAAGTCGTTGAACTTGAATCCGATGCCAGTGAAGATCTCGCGGTGGCAGTGCCGCTGGAAATTGCAGCCGCTGCCGGCGATCACTGGCTTGGTGGACAGGATCCGGAACCGGCCGTCTCCGAAGGCGACGATCGATTCTTCGCGCGTGTCCAGATCTTGACTGCCCCACACGCTTACGGCCTCCGGAATTGCTTTCTGTATCGCGTGGCGCTCCATTTCCAAGTCATGCCACACCACGAAGTGATCGTCAGGATCTTGCGCAACGATTTCGGCAGCTTTCGCTACGCGTGAATCGAGGCTGTTGCGCTTTTCCGCGGACGCCGCCGTTATGCCCAGGGCGGGATCGTTGAACATGAGCGTTTGCCCGTCGCGGTCGGCGCCCGCCGTGCTGTAGTCGGTGGGCACTTCGTGGTACCGCACGTCGAGCTCGGGCAGGTCGTACCCTTCGTCGCTAAATCCGAGGTCGGACGGCTTCTGAATGAATACCGCCCAGCTGCTGACCCACAGCCAGAATTCCTGCTCTTTATGCGGGTAGAGGGTCAGGTTGCCGGCCTTTTCACTGTCGCGTTGAAAAAAGCGCGTCAGCGCCTGGCCGGTGTCCATCTGCCCTAAGAATCCGGCGTAGTGGATCAGCTCTTTAAACCGGTTGGGGCTGGGCGTGGCCGTGTTGACCAGCTTGAAGGGCACGCTGTCGAACATCGGCAAGAACTCTTGGTAGGTCTTACTGCCGTAGGAGCGCAGCACTGATGCTTCATCCAGGCTCGCGGCCGCGAAGTCGCGCGGGTCGAGCTTCCCGTCGCGCACGGTCTCGTAGTTGGTCAGATAGAACGCATGGCCAGGATCCATCTCGGCGCGCGATCGGATGAACTGCAGATCGACGCCGACCAGCTTTGCGTCGCGAATAAGCTCCTGGCGCACACCCAGAGGCGCAGTGATCAACGCCGGGCCGCCGGCGAGCCCAGACATCAGGCGGCACCACTCGGCCTGCATGATCGACTTGCCAAGGCCAAACGAAGCGAATATGCCTCGGTTGCCGCCCTTGACTGCCCACCGCACGATCTCCTTCTGGTGGCCGAACAGAGCCGGGTGCATTTCGTGATGGAGGATGTCGAAGCCGTCGTAACGGGCCATCTTTATTTTGGCGCGCAGAAATTCGGCGTAGCGGTCGGTACCGGATACGGTCATGATGTCCATTTTCCGAAGTGAGATACGATGCCGAGCCCAACAGAGATCGACATTTGGAGAACGTGATGGATCTGCCGGCGTTTTGGCTGCAGTCTTGGCAATTGGTTGTGGATTTAGTAGCTGCCCTTGCTTGGCCGGTTGCAGTGATTGCAATCGCAAAGATGTTCAGATCTGAATTCCAAGCGCTGTTTAATCGTGTGGTAACTCTTAAAACGCCTATTGGAGATTTAGGTTTCGCTGGTCAAGAGGCGAAAGAAGCGGTCGCGACAGCGTTGGCGGATCCTAAAAACGATGATGTGTCTGAGCCCGCAGAATTGAGCGAGCCAGAACCCGCTCGCCTCGTGCAGAATGGATTGGAAGTCCAAGCAGATAACAAAGAAGTCTCCCCTCAAAACTCTTCCGATGAGGACTTGGCAAAGAAGCGGCGGTCAGCAAGGATCATGAATTCCGAGCCATCAGACCTGTTGCGCCTTTATCGCAAAATGGACGCCCAGCTACTGAGTCCTCAAGTGGTTGTAGAAGAGCGCTGGATTCGCTTAGAAAAGCTCTTGCGAGAGATCTATCAGCGAGAGGATGCACTCCCGCCGATGCCGGTCAATTTTTCTGAGCTCATTTCCACTCTCACCTCGAGGAATGTCATTTCGGATTCAGTGGCCGTTGCGGTCGAAAAACTGCTCTGGCTGAGAAGGAAAATATCTGCAGGAGCACCAAACAGTTTTAAGGCGAATGATCTTTGGAGTTATCTAAAAATGTTCGATGAGATGGAGAAGCTTTTGAAACTTCAGCTCAGTCGAATCACTGACCGCAAGCGATAGAAACTAAAATGGAATATCGTCGTCCATGTCTGCTAGATTCGCGCCGTTATAGCCGGTGCCGGCCGTCTCCCGCTGTTGCTGAGGCCGTGACGGAGCAGGCCGGCTCATGCGCGGCTGACCACCGCGCTCGGGAGGCGTTCGGTTCTCGTTGCTGCCGCTTTCATTTTCTCGGCCGCCGAGCATCTGCATCTGATCGGCAACAATCTCGGTACTGTAGCGATCGGCGCCCGTATCCTTGTCCTGCCACTTCCGGGTCTTCAACCGACCCTCGATATATACCGGGCGTCCCTTGCGCAAGTACTCGCCGGCAATCTCCGCCAGGCGGTTGTACATGACAACACGGTGCCACTCGGTTTCCTCTCGGCGTTCGCCGGTCGCTTTGTCTTTCCATTGCGATGTGGTCGCAAGCGACAGATTGCAGATCGCTGCGCCCTCCGGGCTATACCGCACCTCCGGATCACGGCCCAGGTTGCCGACCAAGATGACTTTGTTCACGCTCGCCATTACGCTGCCTTTTTCCGTAAGCTTCCCTCGTACTGAGAGACAAGGCGGGCGAACTGCATCAGCTCGGTTTCCATCGCCTCAATGTGGTTGTCGTCGCGCTCGACGCGCAGCCGGGTGAAGTGCTTGCCGGCGGGCTCAAGGGCGGGGCAATAGAGGCATTGGTCCCACCATTTCCGCCCTGTGATCCACAAGCACCCTTGAACCTGGTCCACAAGATCGCTCCAATCGCTGTCAATAAGAATTGAACGCAACCGCTCCGGCGACACAAAGCACTTGTATTCGCTGCCGCCGACGTCATCGATAAGGCCATCTGCGCTCGCGCCGAATAGCCCGTCGTCGGTCAGCACAAAGCCTGCATGTTCAATCACGAGCCCGGTGGTGATTTCATGCGCCATCCTGGCTGCCGGTTCCAGTTCGTGCCCACGCTTCATTTGCCATGTTTCGAAGCCTTCGTCGAGTGGCGTGCCGCTGATCCGCTCAATTGCCAGCCGAAACGCATAGTCTTTGGCCGCCAAGCTGAAGTCGCCAACGTTCTCGCCGTCTAGGGCCCGTTGCACGGCCTCGGCTTTTGGTGCCGCCTTGTAGCCAGCCACGTCTCGCGCATACGTTTCGCTTCGGCCTGCAAGAATCGCATCGACATATTTCTGCTGTTGCTCTGTCAGGCCGCCGACGCGTGATCGCGCAACCGAGAACATGCTGGCCGTGATGACGCCAGCACGCGCTTGGTGCCATTCGGGGCTGCCTTGGTCGCAGTTGACGATGATCATTCGGATGCTCCTTGAGCGGTTGCGGCGTCAAAGCCTTTTTTGAGGGCAAGAACAACGGCCTTGAGCGCGCTGTAATCAGCGGGGGTGCCGTTGGCCTGAATGTCCTTCAAGCCGTCCTGCCAGACCGCCTGCAGGGACTCGTTGTCTTTCGCCGCATTCACCTTCGAAATCCAGGTGTCGCGCAGCGTCATGTCCTCCGGCTGCGTTGCGCCGGCGCCGTCATCGTCCATGCCTTTGGTGGACATGCCGGTAACCGCGAGCAGGGTGTAGCGCTCGAGGTATGTCACGGTCGAGGCAGACGCTTGGATAGAGTTCTTGCCGCCGGTGGCGTCAGGAGAGCCGGACAAGGTGACTTTCTTCGAGTACCCGCGCACATGGGTCAGCACGCAATCGACAGTGATCAGCCCACCGTCTTGACGCACCTCCCAGTCGTAGGTCAGGTCGTGCTTGGCGAGCGCTGGCCCGATCGCGTCAGTGACGTCGGACAGTTCGGCGTGGCTGTAGCTGGTGTTGCCCTTGCTCGTGTCGAAACTGACGTGCTTCCGCTTGAGGATGGTGATGGGCTCCGCCTTGAATGCGGTCATCGCGGCCGTGAATGCCTTCTTGGCTTCGCCTGCTTCCCAGCGTTCCTGCAGGTCCATCATCTTCTCGATTTGATCGAGCGGGATGCCTTCCTTGAACGCGGCGATCATCATGCTTGCCGGCGAGCGGTCGGAGATCGCCGGGACGGTGCCGTTGGCGGTAGGGGCGATCGGCACTTGCTGTCGGACGGGCGATTGGGTGGCAGTACTGGTGGCGAATTCGATTGTGTCGTTCATGATCCTCTCAGTAGTCGATGCGGATCGCCGGCACTTGGCCTCGCGCGATCAGCGTGATTGCGGTCTTTGCGCAGTCTTCGGTCAGGCCGCCGGCCATCAGTGCCGCCAGGGCGGCGCCGTTAATCTTGGCGCGGTGTGCGCGATCGTTCTCGCGCGCCACGCGCTGGCGCTCTTCCTCGGCGGCGGCGTCTGCCTGCCGCTTGCGTTCTGCCGCGGCTGCCGCATCTGCTTGCGCCTGAGCATTCGCGCGGGCCCGCTCGGCGGCCTGCTCGGCCTCCAACCGTTCCCTCTCGGCTTTCTCGGTGGCGGCGTTGGCCGCTGCAAGCTGACGCGCGGCTTCTTCCCGGGCGTTCGCCGCGGCGGTTTCGGCTCGGGCGCTTTCGGCGGCTGCAGCTTCGTCGGCGACGCGTT